CCCTCGTCGTGCAATATGACCGGCGCGCGATGAACGAATCGCCCTGGGTCTCGGTGCAGTGCCAAGACGCGATGTGGCGCTTCGACGCGCGGATCGTGTCCTATCGGTTCCCGACGCAGTCGGTGAGCGCCTCGATCGCGTTTCTCGTGCGGCAGTTCTGCAACCTCTCCCCGATCGCGGCGGGTCCGCTCGACTTCGATCTCGAGTTCGTGCAACCCGGGATGCCCTCGATCCCCGCATTCGATGCCGTCAACGAACGGCCCTCGACCGTCATGCGGACCTTGCTGGCCGGAGTCGGCGGCGGGTTCTACATCGACGGGTTCGCGGTGCACGCCTGGGCGGGCACGCTCGACGAGCCCGGGCAGGTGAGCCCGCAGACGCTCACGAATGACCTCGCCTCGCTGAAGGCCTTCCGCCTGACGACCGACGCGACGCAGCTCCGGCGCGCGGTCATCGTCGAGGGGCGCCGCACCGCGACCCTGATCCCGCTCCCGCAGATCGACACCTTCGCATCGAGCCCGATCGGCATCCCGCTCGAAGATGCCTCCTTCTTCGATGCGAGTCTCGGCGTCGACTATCAGCATGTCGTGCGCCTGGGCACGCAGTGGATGCAATTCCAAACGCCGGTCCATGTCGTCGTGGACCGGAACCCGCCGCAGACGCGCGTGGCGCTCGCCTTCACCGTGGGCGATCCGATCCTGTGGTGCGAGCTGACGCCGGTCGCGCCACCGCTCCAGGGCTGGATCAAGATCGGCGGGCAGTTCGCCGCCTATCAGGCCTCCGGCACGCAGGACGGGTTGCTGTATTTGAACCTGGCCTCCGCGATCCACCCGTACGGGCAGCTCACCGTCCCGATGGCGATCGGGGAAACGGTCGAGTGGGTGGATTGTGTGATGGAGGACTATCCCTTGAGTCTGCAGACGACCGCGCCGTCGCCGCTCAACGGGATCGTGCGCGCGGCGCCGGTCGGCACGCCGGTCGTCGTGCTCGCGCGCCTAGCCTCCTCGCTCGACGGGTGGCCACCGATCGAAGGGTTCGTGCAGGACGGGCGCTATAGCTATGCGGGCGCCCAGGCGCGCGCCCAGGCCGACCTCGAAGCGTTCGTGCACCCGCTGCAGACCTGCGAGTGGGAGACCGAGGACCTCAACGCGAAACCGGGACGCCTGCAGGCGATCAACCTGACCGGCACCTCAGTGATCGATCCGCTCGTGCTGTGGCGGACGATCACGCGCGTGGAGATCTCCTTCCCGCTCCGCACGCAACCGCCGCGGCGCCGGTGCTCGGGCGCCGTCGTGAAGGCGAGCACGTATTTCGATCTTGTTGTGACCGACGAATCTTAGAAGGAGCTGCGAATGCCGATCACCCGCACGCCCATGATCGACGATGACGGCTCCGGCACGACCGGAACGATCATCAACAACGCGTGGAAAACCGAACTTTACGATCAGATCGACGCGGGCGTCGTCGGCGCCGATGAGCTGCTCGTCTCCGCGATGGGCACCGATACGAGTCCCGGTGTCGGCGTCTTCGCCACGTTGCCGATCGCCGCCGCGAAGCTCGGGCCGCGCGACCTTCTCAAGATCGACGCCATTCTCCAAGTCGCGGGAGTGCTCTCCACACCGCTCATCGTGGATCTGTATGGGTCGGGCAATCCAAACTCGTCTCCATTGGTGACGCTCACGGGCGCGAGTGGCGTGGGCGATATGGGCAACGGCAATGTCGGGATGTTCGAGGTGACGGTGCGCCCGATCGTCTCCACGAACACGGTGTTCCACTCGCTCGCCTCTGGTGTTCTCACACTGGGCCTGCCCCAGGCGCACGGGTTCACCTTCGGCACGCTCAGCACGGTCGATAACTGGGCGGCGGGCTGGACCCTGCACTTCCGACAGATCTCCGGCGTGCCCGCGGGCACTACGGTGTATTGGGGCTGGAACGTGTGGCGGCGACCCGGCTGACCTCGCTCGCGAGTTCCGCGCGAATCACCGACAGCGTCGCCGCCTGCTCGGCGGGCGTCACGCCCGGGGCGACGGCGACGAGGCGCGCGATCTCGAAACTCAACGCGGCGAGGATCGCGAGCTGCGGCTCCTCGCCGTAGGTGGTCGAGAGCCAGGTCTGCAGGGTGGCGTGAATCGTCCGCGCGCGCGGCGCGGCGGCGGCGAAGTCGGCAGGCGTCGGAATGTGTCGAGGCATCGGGCGCAACCATACACCGGGAGGTCTCATGTTCGCGTATCTGTTCGCGCTCGTCATCCTGGGCGTGCTCGCCTACATCGTCGAGCACTACGTGCCAATGGACCCGATCTTCCGCGTCCTCGTGCGCCTCGTCGTCGTCGTGATCGTGCTCGTGTATCTGTTCCGCCTGCTCGGCGCGCCCTGGCCAGTGCTCCCGTGAGCGCCCGAATCGCCGCGCCGAGAATTACCGAGAATTAGGGCGCCTGTCGCGAGTTGGGGCATCCCCGTGGGGCATCCCCATGAGTTCGCCCAATGAATACGGGCACGAAAACGGTAGGAGGCCGCCCTCCTAAGGCGGGGGCCTCGGTTCGAATCCGAGCGGGCGCACCCTTTCGAATCAATGAGTTACGGGAAACACCCGATCACGGGGATGCCCCGAGGCCCGACAGGGATTATCAAGAATTACTAAGGATTATTGAGGACGACGGAGGGCGGGGCATCCCCCGGGGCATCCCCCGAAGACCTTCGTACTACGACCCTCGTCGTCAGTACCGCCGCGCGCGCACGCGCCCGCTATCGAGGCGCGCGCGCGGTGGTACGAGAAGGGGAGCGGAGGCGAATCAGGGAAGGCGCGAGGCGGTGCGCGCGAGCTGCACCGCCTGGGCGTGCCCGTCGAGCGCGGCGGCGCGCGAGGTATAGCGGACCTGCAAGTCGTTATGCGGTCCGCCGAAGATCATCGTCTCCCACAGCACCGGCGCGCCGCGCCCGAAGAAGTTGTGATCGAGACCGAGAAACACCGTCGAGACCTGCACGCCGTTGGGCAGCTCCTCGCGCGCGACGATGCGCGCGGGCGTGTCTTCGAACCACTTCGCCCACCGCATCCAATCGTCGCAGCGTTCGGGCTCGCCGTTGGCGTCGAGCACGTAGTAGATGCGGCGGAACATCATCGGGGCGCGCGCACGCTCGGTTCGTTCGGATGGACAAAGAACGGCTTGTCGGTGCGGACGAACCCGCCCGCCTCCGCGCGGAGATAACCGCGCCGCACGAGCGAGCCGAGGCCCGCGAGGGGCATCGCCTGATCGGTCAGGTCCGCGGCGCGTTTCGGTTCGCGCGGGTCGAATTGGGCGAGCACGGCGGCGGTGCGCGCGCGGCGCTCGATCGTGGCCTGGGAGAGGCCACTCGCCGCGCGGCGATCGGGATCGAGATCGCGCGCGGCGATCACACCCGACCGCTGCACGGCGGCGCCGAGGCCGCGCGCCTGGGCGCGGTCGTCCTGGCCGCGCCCGAGCACGCGCAACTGCGCCCGCACCGTCTCGGCGGCGTTTTCGTGATACGCGAGGAGGCGCGCGAGTTCGTCGTAGATCGTCATGGACTGGTTCCTTTCACTGATCGGCGCGGCCTTCATTTCGTGCCCGTTTTCTTCACGAGGTGCAGGGTCGGCGCCTTCGGCATCGAGGGCACCTTCGCATAGGCGGCGCCCGCGATCTTCGTCGCCGCCTGCACGCGCTCGGAGACGGCGCCCTTCGTGTAGCGTTGCGTGGTCTCGAAGTTCGCGTGCTGAAGGAGTTCCTTCACCGCGCCGAGGTCGCCCGTTTGCCGGTAGACCTCCGAGGCGAACCCGTGGCGCAGATCGTAGGGGTGGCAGTTCGGCGGGAGCGCCTCCAGATCATCGAGCCAGGAGCGATCGCCCGTCCGATCGAAGTGCCCCGCGGCGGCATCCTTCGCCCGCGCGATCCCGCGGAGCCAGGTCTTCCGCATCGAGGAGCGCGCCCACGGTTTCCCGACGAGGCCCGCCGCCACGAACGCGCCGAGCGCGGGGATCGCGTTCGGGATCAGGGAGAGCCACCGCCCGGGCGTCCCTTTGCCCTTCCGGCGCGCGGTGAGATAGATGCGCCCGCCCTTCAGGTCGATGTGCTGCGTGGTCACCCGTCGCAGGGTCGCGCCCTGCGCGCCCGTCCACGCCATGACCGCGAGGCGCAGTTTCGTCTCGCTCACCCCCGGGCGCTCGCCGCCCTTCTCCGCGCGCCCGAGATCGGGCAGGGCATCGAGGATCGCCTGGACCGCGAGCGGGGAAATGTCGCGGACCTCGCTCTCGGGTTCTTTCGTGAACTTGATCAGGAGCGCGTGATTCGTCGCGGCAGGATAGAGCGCCTCGAACATCATCCGAAACTTGGTGAGGCGCTTGTTGCAGGAATTGACCGAGGCGGCGTGTGGCGCGGCGAGCCACCGCGCGATCTGCGACTTGAGGTCGTGCTTCACGAGGTCAAGCGTCGGGCGCTTCCCGAGCGGAGAGCGCGCCCAGTGCGCGAGGATCTGCGCGCTGTTCTTCGTGTAGGCGGTGCCCTCTGGTAAGTCGGCTTGATACCGCGCCACATCGGCGGCGAGCGATCCGCGCTCCGCCACCTCAGGGCGCTCGCGCAGTAACTCGCTCTGTCGGCTGAGTTGCCACGGGAGGATCTTCGAGCGGTAGTCGGTGCCGAGCGGAAAGTGTTTCCGATCGCGCACCTTGCCCGTGCGCGAGTTCCCCGCGCTCGCCTCCGCGACGAGGTGATCGCCCTCGCGCCACACCCCGGGATACAACCGCCGCGGCGCCTTACTGCGTGCCATGTCTACGCCTCATTCTCTTGAGTCGCGCCGCCTAAGCGCGGCGCCGGTCCCGCTTAACCGCGGGCCTGTCCTAATTCTAGATAATTCCTGGCGTAAAAATTGACAACGAATCGTACTTTTTATACAAAGACCTCAATTCTGGCAACTACAAACTCCCCTGTAGTTCCGGCCTCATTCTCGATTTATTGCGGCGCGAGCCTCCGCGATCCCACCGCGGCGGGCTCGGTACTTTCGTTGTGCGGGGCTCAAAAGAGAGGAGCCACCTCGTGAAACCTTTGGTGATTAGTAGCCTGGATCAGCTCGGCGTGATCGTCACCCTGCCCGAGATCGCGGCGCTCTATCGGCTCTCCCATTCAACCGTGCGGCAAAAATTGCAGGACGGCACGTTCCACCCGCGCCCGTTCGCCTCGTATCCGTATCGCTGGCGGAAGTCCGTCGTCGAGGCGGACCTGGAACACGATCGCGGCGATCACGAGAAGCGCAACCACGGCGGGTTCCAAACGCGCCGCCGCCCGGTGAAGGCCGACCTTCGGAAGAAGTCGAGCGCGCGCACGGCGCGCCGCACGGGCACGCGCTGATCGGGAGGCCTGCCCGTGAAGTGGTTCCAACTCGATAGCGATATGCCCGAGGACCCGAAGATCCGCGCCGTCGCCCGCGCGTTCGGCGCCGAGGGGATCGGCGGGCTCGTCGGTCTGTGGTGCCATGTCGCGAAGCACGGGCGGCGCCCAGGCCAGGGCATCGACTCGCGCGGCGCGGCGCTCCCGCTCGATGACCTGCGCGAGGCCTCGCTCCTCACGCCTGACCGCTTCGACGAGCTGCTCGAACTCTGCACGCGAACCGGGCACTTCCGCCGCGACACCTGGGAGCGTCACCACGGGATATGGATTCCCGCGATGGAGCGCCGCGCGGATCGCTATGCGAAGAAGCTCGCGGAGTCGCACCAGCTCGCGATCGACTGGTCGTGAATCGCGATGTTTACGTCGGCGTGGTTCTGGTCGGACTCGCGGTTCGTCGGGCGGTGCCGGAGTTGTCGGTGCGTCCTGATCTTCTACCAGAACGCGGAGACCGGACGGTGGCGTCCGTTCGCGGGCGCGCCGCGCATCATCGAGACGGAGGTGCGGCGCGGCGCGCAGGCGCTCCACCTCGATCTGTTTCACTCGCACCTGGCCTGTCACCGGAAAGGGGATCGCCCATGAACCGTTTGTGGACCGAGGAGCGCCGCGCGACTGCCGAACGCGCGGTGGACCTGCACAGTAAGCTCCGCTCGTTCCTGATCGTGGAGTTCGGGCAGGAGGCGCCGCCCTCGATCGCGGGCGCGCTCATGTATGAACTCACGAGCCTCGCCGCCGCGGTCTCCGCCACCGAGGAGGAGGCCGAGCGGTTGATCACCTCCTGGCGGGAGAGCGCCTCACGGCAGATCGAGTGCTTCGGCGTCGGGCGCCCGCACCCGTGAAGTGCGTAGTTTGTGCGTAGTAACGACGCACAAAGTGCGTCTACAAGACATTCCATGCAAGACCAAAGGTCAAGTGATGACCTGTGGAAATGTGGAAAACTCGGGTTCGTCGAGCGCGGTCAACGGGTTAGCCTGTGCACGCACCTCGAATCAGTCGATCATCGGAAAGGCGGCATAGATGACAGGCCTCCGCGCGATCCTCACGGCGATCCCCTTGCTTCTCCTCCTCGGCTGTGGCGATGACAATACGTTCATCACGACACCGACCGCGGTCCCGACCGTCGATGATGATCTGATCGAGTTCCGCGTCCTGGGCGATTCGGAAACCCTGCACGGCGTGCTCGTGCGGGTGAGTAACTCGGTCGACGGGCTCTCGCAGCAGACGACCGTGCTGCCGTTCTTTCAAGCGATCACCGTCAACCGCGACAGCATTTTTCTCTCGCTCGATGCGCGCGGCGCGGGCACCGGGTTTCTCTACGTCGGGATCTTCGTCAATGGGTTGATGTTCCGCGAGGCCTCGTCGACGGTGACGAATCCGTTCGTGGCGGTCAGTGGCACGTATCACCGACCGACGAAATAGGCGCGCCTGGGAGAAGTACCTCACCGGCGCGGCGCCAGGGCGCGGGTCGAAATATCACAACGAGGTCACCTTCGTGCAGGGCGTGCGGTTCGATTCGGGAAAAGAGGCGCGGCGTTACCGGGAGCTGCAGCTCCTCGCCGCGGCGGGCGTCGTGGCGGAACTCGAGGTGCACCCGCGGTTCCCGATTGTGGTCGAGCACCGATTGTGCGGCGTCTATACGGCGGACTTCCGGTATCGCGATCAGGAGACCGGCGCCCTGGTCGTCGAGGATGTGAAAAGCGAACCGACACGGACGACCGCCTATCGACTGCGGAAGCGCCTCGTCGAGGCGATTTACGGGATCACGATTCGAGAGGTCTGACGATGCCGTTCGGTAAACCAAGGCCTGGAACCGGTCTGTATGGGAAACCAGGCGCCCGGGCCGCGTGGCACCGCAGCAAGCGCCTCCGCTCGATGTGGCGCGGCGTCGAGGTGCACTGTTCATGCGGGGCGCATTGGTTCGGGTGGGCGGCAGTCGGTAACGCGATCATCCGTGACCACTACGATCAGGGGCACCAGCTCTCAGATCAGGCGGGCGATCTCGACGAGGTGGCGCGTGCGAAGTAGCGATATTTTCCCGAGTAAGTTCCTGCGCGCCGCCGATCTGAACGGGCACGCGCCGATCGTGACCATCGAGCGCGCCGAGCTGCGGACCGTGGGCGACGGCGAGAAGCTCGTTGTTTACTTCGAGGGCAAGGAGAAGGGGCTCGTGTTGAACCGGACGAACTTCTCCGCGATCTCGGAGCTGACCGGCGAAGACGACACCGATCGGTGGCCAGGGCACAAGATCAAACTCGTGATCGCGAAGGTAGATTTTCAGGGGCGCCGGTGGCCTGCGATTCGGATCGAGGAGCCCGAGCGATGAAGGACGCCGATCGCATGAACGGACCCGCGGTCGTCGTGACCCTGGCGTCGGACCCGGCATATTTCGACGACGATCGATTCGGCGTCTGTCACTTCTGCGCGGGCGCGGTCCGGTATCGCCCGCATGTGCCGATCGGCTCGACGCTGGTCTGTCGGTGCTGTTTTCTCGCGCGGGTCGAGCCCGGGGATCGGATCGCGGTCTCCGCCCAGGCGGTGCGCGAGTTTCAATTGTTCCGAGCCAGGAATTGACGCGAGGGCGGCGGTGGCGCGGTATCGCATGGATCAACACCCGGTGTGGGGCTCGCATATTCTGCCGTTGCTGTATGTGAACGGGCGGCGCCCGCGGCGACGCATCGAGGGGCGCGATCCCGACGACGATCGCCTCCGGCACCTGCTGCTCGATCTGACGATCCCCTGCGCGAACTGTGGGCGGTGGATGCACCCGATCCGCGAGCGCAACAGCAAGGAATGGAGTCGCGGGTTCTATCTCGTCGTGAGCTGCGAGGAGGCGCGCTGTTCGCGCGGGGCGAAGGCGAAGGAAGAAGTCGAGCGCCTGCAGAGTCTGATCAAGGGGTGGACGGACCCGCGACAACCGGAGCTGTTCGAATGAGAATGAGCCTCGAACAGATCGCCGCCGAGATCGTGCTCAACGCGGCGCTCAGTGATGACGTCCTCGTCGAGGCCTATCGGGAGGCCTGCCGACCGAAAACCGCGGAGGCCGCGTTTTGGGCGATGCGCGCCGTGCTGACGCGTGCGATCCTCGATGCGATCGACCAACCAACAAAGGGGAATAGACCGATGCCTGACTTCAATCGTCCCGAGAATGATCCACCTCGCCCTGAGCGCACGCCCGTCGAGGAGCTGCGCGACTGGGAAGTCCTGCAGCAGAACGGCACCGACGACAAGACTGAGCGCCTGAAGATCGCGCGCGGCTGGCTCTACCGCACCGCCACCGAAGGCGGCGCCGTCGCGATGGTGTTCGTGCCCGATAACTAGCGGGTCGAATGTTCGCACGCTGGCTCTGCCTTCTCGGGTGGCATCGGCGCCGCCCTATTGGCCGTGATACCCACGCGGCCTATGTGAGCTGGTATTGCCCGCGGTGCGGGCGCCGTTGGATGGCCCGGTGATCGGTGATGGTCTTCTGCGCCGAGCCCGGGTGTGGCGCGCTCGTGGCGGCGGGTCGGTGCCCGACGCACGCGAGCGCGCACGACCGCGCGAGGGGCACGCGTCATCAACGGGGCTATGGGAACCGATGGGCGCGCCGCGCCGCCGCCTTCCGCGATCGGTATCCCCTCTGCGGGATGCGCCCAGGCGGTGCGCGCCCGGTGCTCTCGCGGTGCTTCGATGAAGGACGGACGACCCTGGCCGATCAGGTGGACCACGTAATCCCGCATCGAGGACGGCAGGATCTGTTTTGGGACGACGTCGGGAACTGGCAGTCGTTGTGCTCGGCGTGCGGTGGTCGGAAGTCGGCGCTCGGACAGTGAGGGGAACCATGGACCAGGGGGGGAGGGTCGCCGCGCGAATCGCGAGTCCTGGGGTACCGCCCCAGCCTCTCGCGCAGGTTTTCGCGGAATTGCGCCAGGGGGGTGCCCTGGGGTGTCCCAGGGTGGCGCCAGGGACGGCGGCGCCGCGCGGCGGGCGCAGGCCAGGGGATCGGCAGGCGCCCGCGCGAGGGGAACGGTGAGCGGTGGCAGGCGTGCTCCTGCAGCTCCTCCGGCGCCTCGAACTCCGCCTCCTGGGCGACCCGCCCGATCCGTTTTGGACGGCGCAGACGCTCGACCAGCGGTTCGACGGGTTCGACCGCAAGCTATCGAGCGCGGGCGCCGCGCGCGCCCTGGCGAAGTTCCAACGGGCGGGAGCGAAGGGGCACGGGCGCCGAGGGCGCGCGCCCAGGCGGAGCCCGTGAAGGCCTCCGCCGCGCTCCCGCCCGCGCGCGATCAGCTCCCGCCGACCAACCAGGGTGTCGGCCCGCTCGGTCCCGAAGCGGGGAGGTTCGGGACAGCTCACTCCGCCCTGGCCGTCGCGGACCTCGTGGCCGATCCGGAGAACCGCCGTCTCCACAACGCGAAGAACCTCGACATGGTGACGGCGGCGCTCCGCGAGGTCGGCGCCGCGCGATCGATCGTGATCGACGAGGCGAACGTCGTGCTCGCGGGGAACGGCGTCACCGCCGCCGCCGCCGCCGCGGGCATCACGCGCGTGCGGGTCATCGAGGCCGCGGGCGACGAGCTGATCGCCGTGCGGCGGCGCGGGCTCACCGACGACCAGAAGCGCGCGCTCGCGATCTACGACAACCGCACCGCGGAACTCGCCGCCTGGAACTTCGATCAGCTCGCCGCCGATCAGGCGGGCGGGCTCAGCCTCGAACCGTTTTGGACCGCGGCGGAGGCGGCGGCGCTCCTCCCGATGCCCGCCCGCCGCGACGGGCTCACCGATCCCGATGCCGTGCCCGCGGCGCGCCCGACCACGATCCGCACGGGCGATCTGTTCCAGCTCGGCGCGCATCGGCTCCTCTGCGGCGATGCCACCGTGCCCGCCGCGGTGGCGCGCGTCCTGGGCGGGCAGCGCGCGGCGCTCTGCTTCACCTCGCCGCCCTACGCGCGCCAACGCACCTACACGAACGCCGGCGATCTCGCGCCCGCGCACCTCGCGCAGTTTCTCGCCGCCGCGGCGCCGCACGCGGATCTCGTCGCGGTGAATCTCGGGCTCTCGCGGCGCGACGGCATCGTCGATCGCTATTGGGACGCCTACCTCGCCGCCGCCGAATCGGCAGGGCTCGCGTTGGTCTCGTGGAATGTGTGGAGTCGCGAGGCGATGCCGATGTCGGTCGGCCAGGTGACCGCGATGTTTCCGATCCAGCACGAATGGATCTTCGTGTTCGGGCGCGGGCCGCGGCGCCTCCGTCCCACCGTCGCGAATAAGACCGCGGGCAGCACGCACCACGCGACGAACCGCCGCGCCGATGGCAGTCTGAGCGCGAAGAAGGCGGTCACGATTCGACCGCATCGGGCACTCGGGACGGTGATCTCGCTCGCGCCCGTGCAGGACAACGCGGATCACCCGGCGCAGTTTCCGGTGGGGCTCCCGCTCGCCTATATCGAAGCGGTCCCGGGCGCCGTCTTCGATCCGTTCGTCGGGAGTGGCACGACGATCATCGCCTGCGAACAATTACAACGCGCGTGCTACGCGATCGACCTCGCCCCAAGCTACTGCCAAGTGGCGATCGATCGGTGGGAGGCCTTCACGGGCGGGCGCGCGGTCCACCTCGAGCACGAGCTCGTGCGATGAGAGGCCGCAAACCGCAACCGACCGCGCTGAAGCTCCTCCGCGGGAACCCGGGCAAGCGCCCGACGAACCCCGCCGAACCGAAGCACGGCGCGCTCGATGCCGAGGTGCCCGCCGATCTCACCGAGCCCGAGGCCGCGGCGGAGTGGCGGCGCGTGGCCTCGATGCTCATCGAGCGCGGGCAGGTGACAACGGTCGATCGCGCGGTGCTCACGGGCTACTGCGTCAAATACGCACAGTGGATCGCGCTCGAACGCGAGGCGGCGAAACACCCGTTCATCATCAAGGCGCCGAGCGGATATCCGATCCCGAACCCCGCGCTCGGCATGGCGAACAAGGCCTTCGCGTTGATGCTGAAGGCCGCGGCGGAACTCGGCATCACGCCGAGCGCCCGATCGCGCGTGACGGTGCAGCTCGAACCGTGGGTCGCCACGCCTGACAGCAAATGGGCGGGCGTACTAAAGTGACCGCGATTATTCATTTTCTATTCCTGCGATGCCTCGCCCACCGAACCCTGTCGCGCTGAAACTCCGGCTCATCAACCAACTCACGCACACGAAAGGCCCGTTCGCGGGGCAGACCTTCCACCTCCGCCGATGGCAGGAGAAGATCCTCCGGCAACTGTTCGCGGTGGACCGCTTGACACATCGGCGCCGGATTCGCACTTGCTTGCTAATGCTGCCGCGCAAGAACGGGAAGTCGGAACTCGCCGCCGCCCTGGCGATCGACGGGTTGCTGTTCGACGGCGAGATCGGCGCCGAGGTCTACTCCGCCGCGGCGGACAAGGACCAAGCCGCGCTCGTGTTCAATGTGGCGGCGCAGATGATCCGCAACGACGCGGAGCTGCTCGCCGCCTGCGAGATCATCGACAGCCAGAAACGGATCGTGCATCGGAAGACCGGCTCGTTCTATCGCGCGATCTCTGCCGAGGCCTATTCAAAACACGGGTTCAACGCCTCGCGCGTGATTTATGACGAGCTGCACGCGGCGCCCTCCCGCGAACTGTGGGATGTGCTCACATCGAGCACCGGCGCCAGGGCGCAACCGCAGGTGATCGCGATCTCGACCGCAGGCTATGACCGGCACTCGATCCTGTGGGAGGTCTACAGCCACGCGAAGCGCGTCCTCGCGGACCCGTCGATCGATCCGTCGTTTCTTCCGGTGATTTACGAGGCGCCCGCGGACGCCGACTGGACCGACGAGAAGGTGTGGCGCGCCTGTAATCCGGCGCTCGGGGACTTCCGGAGTCTGGAGGAGCTTCGGATCGCGTGCCTGCGCGCGCGGGAGATCCCAGGCGCGGAGAATTCGTTCCGCCGCCTCTACTTGAACCAGTGGACCGAACAGGCCGCGCGGTGGGTCGCGATGACGGCGTGGGACGCGTGTCTCGGCCCGATCGATCGCGCGGCGCTCCGCGGGCGGCGGTGCTTCATCGGCCTCGACCTGTCGAGCACGACCGACCTCACCGCCGTGGTGGCCGTCTTCCCGATGGGCGAGTGGTTCGCGGTGCTCCCGCATTTCTTCATCCCTGCGGATCGGATTCAACAGCGCGTGACGCGCGATCGGGTCCCGTACGATGTGTGGCGGCGGGAGGGGTTCGTCACCGCCACGCCCGGGCCGGTCGTCGACTACGATGCCGTGCGCGCGCTCCTCACGGACTGGGACACGGAGTTCGACCTCAAAATGATTGCGTACGACCCGTGGAACGCGACCGATCTGGTCAGTCGGCTCGAAAAAATCGACGGGCTCCCGTGCGTGAAGATGCGCCAGGGGCTCGCCTCGCTCTCCGCGCCGACGAAGTCCCTGGAGATGGCGATCCTGTCGAAGCGCCTCCGGCATGACGGGCACCCGGTCCTCCGCTGGAACCTGTCCAACGCGGCGGTCGAGGGCGATGCCGCGGGGAACGTGAAACTCTCGAAGGAGGCCTCGACCGAGAAGATCGACGGCGCCGTCGCGCTCGTGATGGCGCTCGATGCGATGGAGCGGAACGATCACGCACCGTCGCCCGAATATCAGATCCTCGTGTTTGGGGGAGGTCCGTCCGATGACGAATAAACCCGGGCGCCCGCCGATCGACCCGCCCGATCGATCCGTGGTCGTCTCGCTCACCATCCCGGCGCGCACCTACGACGCCTATTACCGGCGCGCCCGGGCGGCGCGCGTCTCGGTGCCCGAGCTGATTCGGCGCGACCTCCGGACCCGGCGCCAAAAAACAGAAACTCGGAGCCCGTAGGGCGCTCGACCGATACTCGCGCGCGGTGCTCCTGCACGCCCACGCGCTGCTCGACCTGAAAGACGCGACGACTCCTGGCGCCGCGCGCCTGCGGTTTTCCGGCACGGCGACGACCGCCACGCCTGACCGCGCGGGCGATGTGCTCGAACCGCTCGGCGCCACTTTTACGAACCCGCTCCCGCTCCTGTGGCATCACGACAAGGAGCGCCCGATCGGGTTCGCCACCCTGCACCCGGCGACCGGCGCGGGCATCACCTTCGAGGCCACGATCCCCGAGATCGCGGACGCGGGTCCGCTCCGCGATCGGACCCTGGAGGCGGTGCAGAGCGTGCGCGCGGGGTTCATTCGCGCGGTGTCGATCGGCTATCGCATCGTCGAGGGCGGCGCGCGCCGCCTGAAGAACGGGCTCCACATCACGCGGTACGAGATTTGTGAACTCTCGCTCGTGACGGTGCCCGCGAACACGGACGCCACGATTTACGCGATCAAAAGTCTCGACCGGGCCGCGTCAGGCCTTCACTACTCCGGCGCTTCGGAGATCCCCTCGACCCCAGCGCGCAGAAACGACGCGCCACCTATGACCGTTCAGGAACAGATCACGCAGTTTGAAAACACCCGCGCCGCCAAAGTCGCCCGCATGGGCGCGATCATGGGCACGGCGACCGACGCCACCCTCGACGAAACGGGGCGCGAGGAGTATGACGGGCTCGCCCTGCAGGTGAAGACGATCGACGGCGACCTCGTGCGCTTCCGCGATCTCGACCGCGCCCAGGCCGCGAGCGCGACGCGCATCGAGAACCCCACGGCGCGCCCGATCGTGGCGCCGTTCCAAGTCTCGGTGAAGTCGAACCTCCCCGCGGGCCTCACCTATGTGCGATCGGTGA